TGCTGTGGAGAATCTTTAAACTGATGGAAATGATACCTTGCTCTAGCCATAAGAACAGGAACAAATACATCAGGAAAAACTATTGTATCTCCATGAGCACTTAATGATGTTGGTAAATCCCAAGCAAAGAACCACACTCTATAAACTTTGTCAGGTATTGGACTTACTCCAAACTTTCTAGCATCAGGACTTCTTATAATATAACGTGGTGTTCCATATGTTTGACTATCAGCATCATCTACATTTTCGTTTTCTCTAAGATGATCTTTCCATTCTTCAGTTGTAATAAATTTTAAATTTCTACTAGTATAAGGAGTACTTGCTCCACTTACACCAATAGTAGTAAGATAAAAATTATCCCAATCTACTGAACCATAGTCAGATGTAATGCTTGAACTAGATTCTTTTAATTCATACCAACGAGTTCCTGCTGTAGTTTCTACATAGACATTACCATAAAAAGGATCAGTTGATCCACTTTCGCCTGTAGCTAAAAAGGACCATTGAGGTTCTTCCATAACTATATCATTATATGATCTATTAATACAGTCTTTAGCATGTCCTTGTATTCCTATTGCACTACTAAAATTTGACGAAGTTAATACAACTTCATTAAGTTCCCTTAGTAATTCATTAGTTAATTGTAAATAGGTTGTTGCCATTTTACTTTATACCTTGTTGATTATCTCTTTCTCTATTTTGTTTATCTTCTGAATTATCGTAAGCACCTTCAAATTCTGTTATGTCATTAAAGTTTACTTTAGTTCCTGATTCGTATTTACCTCTAGGCATTTACTTCTCCTTATTAAAAATTCTATCCCAACCATCTTGATATTTTTGTTGGTTTTCTTTTGTATAAAACTTTCCAGATAGTCCTAATTTTTTATTTCCTTTCTTTTTATTTTTTAAAACTACTGGCTGTGAATCTGATCCTACTTGTGGCATTATTTTTTAACTTTTGTATATGCTTCGTTTTGTAAAGTAGTCGGATCATCTTTCTTGTATGTTCCTTTTTTAGTTCTTGCACGAACTGATTTTGTTCCGAAATAATAATCCATTCTTTTATTATATCTTTTAAACCAGTCTTGTTGCCATTTATTAAATTCTGTTTGATCCCAAGTTGTTATCATCTTATTTTCCTTTTAAGTGTAAGGGGGAAGAGAACATAAAATTTCTTCCCCACTTACTAGTTTCTATTAGTCAATCGCATAGAAAGCTGATACTAAAGCTTCGCTTCTAAGAACGTCACATCCGTAAACGTGAAGTCCTCTAACGATGTCACCAAAACTATCAGGATCACGAAGAACCTCAGTTTGTGTGATAGCTTGTGCAGTAGCAGCAGCACTAATATGACCTGCTAACACTTTACCACTTGCAGTTGAAGCAGCAGCAATGTTATTAGACTTGTACATATTAAAGCCACGTAGCTTTCCACTTGATACTAAACCGTTCCTAAGCGAACCTTGACCTGCGTTATAGTCAACAGACATTAGCTTTGAACTAGACTGAGACAGTTGCTCATACCATGAAGGTGGAGCAATGAACCATCTTCCTTCTTCAGGAACATTTTGTTCATCTAATAGTCTAGCCATGAAAGCCATGACATCCAAAGGATCAGCACCAGTTCCATCAGACCCTGTAAGGTCTATAGAATTAGTACCACCTTGGTGTTGACCCATAGTTTGGGTCGCAGCAGCAGCATCAGCACCTAATACGTGATCAGGTGAAGAACTTGATACTCCACTAAATAGTTCAGCTATAACACCCTCATCAAAAGCATCTTTCAATGCGTAAGCTGCTGAAGAAGACGCTGCTTCTTTCCAGTTTACGTGAGACATTGATTTTTCAATATCGTCAACTTTAAATTTGAATGCGTTAGCTACATCTACTACTAGAGTTTCTTCTGCATCAGTTAGTTTAGTTTGGGTAACGTCAGCACCTCTTTCATACTGATAAACAGTAATTGTAGGTTCTTTGACGATTCTTACGGTATCTCCGAAAGCAGATATTTCACCAGAGTAATCTGTGTTTGTGATTGCCTCTGCAACCGAAGCTTTTCTGAAAAAGTTTAAAACCTTCTTAGAATAAACCTTCGGCATGAAGAAAGCATTCGTCTGTCCACTTACGGAGTTCGCAAAGTTACCATTAGTATCAGTTGATTGCTCAAATAGAGCATCTGATTGGTTATATGCCATAATTATTCTCCTCGAATATTATTACTAACTTTGTTAATCTCTGACTCTGCCTTCCCTTACAGCTTGATCAATTTCGGCTTCTAACCGATCATATTCATCCATAGGTAGGGCAGCAATCTCTTCTTGTGTCCATATCTTAGGCTCATTAGTGTCTACTGAAGTTGTCTTTGTTGAGACTAAATCAGCAGCATCTTGAGCGTTAGATTGAGACTTTGGCATTTTATTTTCAGAAGATTCTCCACTAAACCCAGTTTCTAATTTAAAAAGATCAATAGCCTTACTAGCAAGAGATGCATTATTAGGATTATTATAAATCCAATCTTTTATCTCTTCAGGTTGATCTTCTGCCCAGTCATGGAATTCATCACTACTACGAAGGTCTTCAAAGTCTGGATGCTTTGCAACCAAGTCTTTTTCAGCCTCTCGTTTTAGTAGTTCGTTTTCCCTGCCTTGCATAGCATCTAATCTTTCTTGCAATGTTGCAACTTGATTTTCACTCTGCATGTGAGCTACAGATTCAACTACTTCATAAACATCAGGATACTGAGCTTTGAATTGTTCAAGTTCTTCAACAGTCTTAGGAGCTTTATACTCCGGTTGATTTGCTGTAACTTTCTGTAACAACTCTGTTTCTCTTTGTCTAAAGTTATTTAGACTCTGATCATAATGCTTTTTAAGGTCATCATATCTTTTTTTATAATTAGGTCGTGAATAAGGTTTTGCCTTTTCCACAACTTCCGTTTGTTCCTCTACTTCTGAAGGATTAGCTTCAGTTTTAGTAGGTGGAATAAATAAACCATCTGCATTCTGAGGATTATCTTCAGGCATTACATCTGGTGTATGCCACGATTTATTCTGATTATACAGATTTGGTTTAGGTTCTTGAGAAGTTTCTTCATTTAAATTTGCTTCTGCCATTTTATTCTCCTTATAGGGCTTGTGCTATCTTCAAGGTAGCCTATTCTAAGAACGTCTTCTTAATTAGGGGCTTGATCTTACAAGGTAGCTAAAGGTTATTAACTTTGGTAGAGTGCCTACGCTAATAGGGTAGCTCTACCGATTCATTAGCCACTTATGGGTTGATAAAACCTACGTGGACTTGCTTTTAACATTTCTTCTTCAACTTGTCTTCGAGTTTGAGCAACTTGAGGAATATTCCTTCGAGCCTCTCTTACACCAAGAGTTTGAATAGGAACTGTTTCATTTTCCATTTCAGTCATATAGCCACCATAAGCAGCAGGTTGTCTTTGATCTGCAACAGCTTCTGCATCTTCCATCATCTGCTGAAGGTTATCAGCTCCAATTTCTTCTACAGCTTTTGCAGTAAAGACAAATTCCCCATCCGATAGCCTTGCAGGTATCGAATCGGACCTACCAGTTCCGGGACCTTCTACAGTTCCAGAACCAGTAAATTCTGTTGCACTCTCGACTACTTGATCGAATATCTCACTTAGTTTTGCGTCTTTCTCGAGAGCTGCGTTTAAATATGTTTTATCTTCTGTAGATAATGTTTCTTCTACAACATAATCTACGTAATCTTCTTCCATCTCTTCATCAGGAAGCATTGGTTCTTCTACTTCTCTAGCTTCAACTTTAGCAGGTGCTACAGATATTGC